CAGACAATTTTTTAAAGGTTCGTGAGACACTTACTCGCATCGGCATCGCATCCAGAAAAGAAAACAAACTGTATCAATCGTGCCATATCTTGCATAAGCAGGGTAGGTATTTCATCGTGCATTTTAAAGAATTGTTCGCTCTTGATGGTAAAGAATCAAACATCACGAGTGGAGATATTGAGAGAAGAAACGCTATTGCTAGTTTATTGCAAGACTGGGATCTTTTAAAGATTCTAAATAATGCATTGGTAGAACAAAAAGCATCACTCTCTCAAATTAAGGTGGTCTCTTATAAAGAAAAAGACCAGTGGGAATTAGTTCCAAAATATAACATAGGAAAAAAATCAAAATGATCAAACTTGAATTGACAGTAGATGAGTGCAATACTATTCTTCGTGTATTAGGTAAGCACCCATTTGAGGAAGTTGTAACAATTATTAACAAGATTAAAGCACAAGGCGAGCCACAAGTGCTAGCCATGGCAGAAGCAGAAAAATCTGCAGCTGAAGAACCAAAAGCATAAATACCATTAGGCATAACTAATGATTTTACTTAGGTTGTTTTTATGTTCTCCGTTATAAGTATAAATGTCCTCTATGGACACTAACTTAATTAAGGAGAAAGATTATGTGGACAACACCGACAGCAACAGACATGAGATTCGGATTCGAAGTAACAATGTATGTGATGAACAGATAAGTTTAGAACCTACAAAAGAAGATAAAGAAATAAATATGCAAAAGTTACTTGAAAGTTTAAGTGACTGTATATAAAAATTCACCTTAGGACCACTAAGTTACGAATCGTTATAAAGCAGACATGACGCACGATGTCGCTGGAATTGTAACCAGCATTAATGATATGCCTTCGGGGTATCAATTTTAATTTAACTCGCTTAATAGGAGAAACAAAATGGTAAGACAATTCATCCCCACAATTTTTGGTGAACACTTCAAAGACTTTGATAAGGTGTTCGTAGGTTTTGACGACCAGTTCTCGAAGATGCAAAGTCTTCATGACGAACTAACCAAAAACATCCCTAACTATCCTCCATTCAATGTTCGTAAGAACGGTAATACCTACACGATTGAAATCGCTGTAGCAGGTTTCGCACAAAACGAAATCGACATTACCATCGATGGTGGCAAACTAATCGTTAAGGGTAACTCTGAATCAAAAGATCCAGAAGATACTGATTACTTGTTCAAAGGTATTGGCATGCGTGCGTTTACTCGTGCATGGGCAATCGGTGACCAGTATGAAGTTAAAGATGCTGAACTGTTCAATGGTGTTCTAAAGATTGCTCTTGATCAATTGATTCCAGAAACACAGAAAGCAAAAAAAGTTCCAGTGAAGACTAAAGGGCAAAAAGAATTCTTACGAGAGGACGCATATGACAAAGCTGCTGAAACTCTTTAAGGATGTGTCTAGTGGGCTATATGAAGGTCTTCTTATGATGAGAAAACATAAAGCCGACAGGTTCAATAGATTATGACTAACTGGATCCCAATGACAGATGATGATTGGGATTGGGTGAACGGTAAACAACCTAAACCAGTCAAGTCGTAGAAATTTTAGGGAGTCTTCGGATTCCCTAAATACTTTCTATGATGAGAGCAAAACTATCACCCAACATGATTTCATTTGTCACAGTTCGTCGTGGCGAATGGGTCTTAAAAATATCTGTGTTTAAGAACAGACAGATAATGGTAGTTGCACAGCATTGTTATGAGTTGGAAAGATTGCTTGTTAGATTCTTTATTGACCAAAATCATGCTGCAGATTTTATTGAACAACTTGTTATAGAGGAATAGAATGAACGACATTAGAGTATTTAAATTGATCAGTGGTGAAGAACTTATTGCACAGATTTTCAATCATTACGATCGCCACATTGAATTAAAGAAACCTGCATCAATTGTAATGCAAAGAACAGAACAGGGTGTTGGAGTTGGACTTGCACCATACATGCCTTATGCGACAGGAAACATTGATCTACACAGAACTGCCATCGCATCAGACGCTGAACCTGACACTCAACTAGTCAACGAATATAGCCGACTTTTTGGCTCTGGCATCCAAATAGCCTCAGCATCGGCTCTTAAGTAAGTAAGTGCTAACTTACTAGAGACGAGAGACCCTGTAGAGACAGGGCTAGAATAACCCTACTTTTAGTAGGGTTTTTTGCATTTAGTTGTTGTCTTTAATTGCAACTTAGGGCATAATAGTTATATTATGATGAAGAAAGGTGAACAAATGAAATTTTCAAATATCGCTAAAGTTGGTCAAACTATCCGTGCTTATGACTTCAAACCTATGATTGGTCGTGAAGACTGTTTCGTTGAAGGTGTTGTTGAGCAAGTTCGTAACACTGAACAAGGTTATATGGCTTACAAAATTACTTGCACCAAAGATGTTTTCTCTGGTGACATTCAACCAAAAGGTAAACATTCTCGTGTTGGTAAAATTGTGTTCGTGCCATATGAAGTGTCATTCATGGAATACGATGCACGAATTTTGAATCTGTCTGTTTAATTGAAAAGGAAATTGATTATGAAAAAAGCTGAGAAACAAATGATTGTTGCAACGATTTATAATCGTAGTGTTAAAACCAAAGCTGAAGTTCGTACTGAAGGTGAGAAAGCATTGAAAGCATTCTTACGCAAAGGTGGTGTGATTCAAGTTGACGAGAAAAAACGTCGTGTACCTAAGTCCAAGATGTCTGCAAAGTCGTCTCGTGGCTTTGTGTCTGGAACTGGTGGGTTTGCAACTGGATTCCCACGCAAAAGTCTTGCAATTTAATAGTTGTCTTTAATTGCGAGTTGATGTATAATAGTTATATTATGATGGAGAATGTGATGCAATCTTGGGAAGAAATGACTGTGTTGGAGCAAATGCAATGCCAGTTCTGGGATATGTATAAGGATGCCTATGGTGTCCGTCCTCGTGGTATCGATACCACTAGCTGGACTGAGGCTGACTTCGAAGCCGAATTCCAAATGCTGGGTAAGGTTATCGAGCAAGAGGACATTGCTCGCAAAGAAGCAGAAGCAGAAGCCACTGCTAAGTTTGAACAGCATGTTACCAATACCATCTGTATGGGTGCGAAAGATCGTGCCACTGCACTCCGCTGGATCATGGATGCCAGCCAAGCAGGTGATGACTGGGAATACTTCTGTTTCCTCAATGGTCTACCCTATGGTTACTTTAGGGAAGCAGCATGATTCTCGCTAAAGAGATCACTGTCTGGTCTACAGACTTTCAACCAAATCATACATATCTAATGAATGATTCGATGGATAAAATCATTGGGTATTTCAAATGGAACAATCCAAAAGACTTTACGAAGTTTAAGAATCCTCTAAGATTCGATACTCGTTATCGCAAATTCAAAATCCTCCAGCGTTATGAAGACAAAACAAATGCCAAGCGATGGAAGATTAATGGTAGTAAAGACCATGTGTATTATGTAGAAGAAACCGACAATGGAATGTCATGCACATGCATCGGTCACAAATATCATGGCAAGTGTAAACATATTGAACAGGTGAAGAATGAACATCAATAAATTTTTAGATAGTCTAGCTGCGAATGCCTCACGCAATTTCAAGATCGACCAATTAAACGCACAGAGCGATAACGAAACTCTGCGTGAGGTCATTCGTCTGGCTCTCGACCCATTTACGCAATTCTATCAGCGTAAGATCCCTCAGTATGTTACTGATTCTAAACAAACCTCTTTGGAGAATGCACTTGGAGCACTTTATGATTTATCTTCTCGCACTGTTACAGGTAATGCAGCAATCGAATATCTTCGTATGCTGCTCTCATCTTTATCACCAGATGATGCTAAAGTTATCGAACGAATCATTCAGAAAGATCTGAAATGTGGTGTTGATGTATCCACTGCCAATAAAGTTTGGAGTGGATTGATTGCAGAGTATCCATGTATGTTATGCAGTCCATTCGAACAGAAGTTGGTTGACAAGATTAAGTTCCCAGCCTATGCTCAGATGAAGATGGATGGTATGCGATTCAATGCCATTGTTCGTGATGGTAAGGTAGAATTCCGTAGCCGAAATGGTAAACAGATTCATCTGTTGGGTAATTTGGAGAAAGAGTTTGCTACACTGGCAGGAAATATTGATTGTGTCTTTGATGGTGAGTTGTTGGTTATGCTTGAGGGTGATCATCAGTTTGCAGATCGTCAGACAGGTAATGGTATCCTTAACAAAGCAAACAAGGGTACAATTTCTGCTGAAGAAGCATCGATGGTACACGCATCTGTTTGGGATTTAATTCCGTATGTGATGTTTGAAGCAGGACAATGTTCAACTCCATACTCAAAACGATTCTCGACTTTGGAACAGATTGTAAACAATCAAAAGTCAGATGGCAAAAAGATATGGGCTGTATCATCTACTATTGTAGAAACAATAGAACAAGCACAAGAGATCTTCCAAGAATACTTGTCTCTTGGTTACGAAGGAATCATTCTTAAAGATGGTAGTGGTATCTGGGAAGACAAACGAAGCAAGACTCAGATTAAATTCAAAGGTGAATTGGAATGCGATCTGAAGATTGTTGCAGTTGAAGAAGGTAAAGGTAAGGCTACAGGAATGCTTGGTGCAATTATCTGCGAGTCTGCAGATGGGATTGTAAAGGTAAATGTAGGATCTGGTTTCAATGATGCACAACGAAAGCAATATTGGAAAGAAAATTTAGTTGACAAAATCGTGGCAGTGAAGTATAATGCTAGAATCAAAAACAAACAAGGTGAAGAGAGTCTGTTCCTACCTGTCTTTGTAGAAATCCGTGACGACAAAGATGTTGCAGATTCTTCAAAAATTATTAAATGATACTCGAAAGCAAATTAAAACCAAAGAGATTTTTTGATGTTAAATCAAAACAGGATATGAGTCTTGTAAAAAGATTCATCAAAGACCAGACATGGGGAACTGAAGGATGTCCATTTTATCTTGAGTTTCCTTACACAACAATTCCAGATATGGTTAAAGACAAAGTCATACATCATACACTGGGAATAAAATTCAATAGATTCCATCATGTATT